GGTCGTCTTAAAAGAAGGGGGGGGTGCGACCACCGTCGATCGCCCCAGAAAACATCACATTCATGATGTCGGCAGGAACAGGACTGGGGCCAGTGGCGGTGACAACCCACGCATAAAGCACAGGGTGGCCAAAGGTAGTGGGAGCCGGCTTAATGCGGGAAGCAAAAAGACCTTTGTCGAGAGGGCAAGGGATAATGTGACCCTCATGGGTGGGGTCTTGTAAACCACCAAAGACAATATTTTGAAACCCACGTAAGCGACGCACATCGGAGAGGGAGGAAGGCGGGGCGAGAGAGGAACCCCAACCAACAACAACACTGCAAGCGCGGCCGGTGGCACCAGGGCCGGGTGTGAGGCGGGCCTGAACATTGACCCAACCGGCGACAACAAAGTCATCCAGGTGATCATGAACCAAGGCGCCCGGAGAACGGCGCCAGAGTGCCCCGTTGGGTGACAGCGTATGCGGGATCGCGGCGATGTCGTTAAAAGGGATGCCGGAAACCTCCTCAAGACCAACAACACATTCACCGCCGAGGAAACGGGTGATGGAAGACATAGCGTGATCGAGAGAATGGGGGAGGGGAGCGAAGAAGAGGGGGGAAGGAAAGAGGGGGGCGAAAACGCTCAGCGAAGACCGATATACCTTAAGCCGCACCAGGCGACCGACCGTGACTATAATTCTGTTGGGTCATCAGCGCAAAGCGTACTGACGCCAGACCATGCGTTGGACAGATCACAGGCCTGTCAGTTCAAAGAAGAACTTCCCACAACGGAGGCCTCATTTGGACGGTCTCGCCACACAGGTCATGCCTGTAATGACTAACCATTGTTCAGGGACTCTGAACACACACAGTGCCCACGCATAAAGAGCGACGCAGGTGGTTTTTGGGACTTGCAGGCGTGAAAACGAGCCTACACTTCTGTGAAAGGGGTATATGAGGGGGTTGTCAAGCCCAATCCAAAAGTCATTACGCGCTTGAGGTATCGCGGGTTAGGAGAAAGAAGGGGGGAAGGGATACGGCAGTTTAACGTCTATACCGGGTTAAGACGGAGAGGGGTTTACGGCAGTTTAGCGTCTATACCGGGTTAAGACGGAAAACTGGGAAGGAAACAGAGTGTAATGCAAAGTGCCACCGGTAGGGACACTAAGAACGGTCGGAAAGAGAACAGAAGAAAAGAGTGCAAAGAACATAAGGAAAAGAAGAGAAAAGGGGCAAGAAATCCGTCGTCGCAACTGGACCAAAACTTCAACGTTAGTACAAAGACCTCAGTTTATCTACAAGCAAAGCAGGGGTTTAGCAGTGTCAGGAGCAATCATTCAGTGGAGAAACGGCGCGGCCGGCGAGAAAAGGGGAACACACCGTTGGAAAAAACGGAGTGGGGAGCGAAAGACAATTCAAAGTCGCCAGGGGGGGCGAGACCGGATATTCGCAGGCCATGCGAAGCGACGTGAGAGTGGAGCATGTCGAAAACTCGGGCGTACTGGGGGTCGGAAACGTAAGGAAGAGCCACCATCTGGTCGATGAAACTGCGGTAAAAGTCCGTGTCAAAAGGACGTTCAACAATTGCAACCTCAAGACGGTTAGCCATGTAGTGGTAATCGTATGAGAGCATACCGTGAGAAACCAGATGGCCGAACAAGTGGCCGACAGAGGTGTGGTTAACCTTAGGGCTACAGAGCCAGGAACCCGGGTGGAAGTTGGGGGAAACCGAAGGGGTGCCGGCAATGAGACTGTCATCGCCACCGTAAGCCTGTGGAACAAACCGGAGGCGTTGGTAAGTTGCCTGGGTCAGCGCGAGAACTCTGAGAGTGTTCAACAGGAACGTGTAACGGTTGCCAGAGTGTTGCATAAGACGCAGGTTACCACGGAAGAATCGGGTGGAGCAAGCTTCTTCTTGGTAGGAGGCAATGTACTCAGCCGGGGCACCCATTTGGTGGAGGAGCCAACAGTCGAATTTGATGAAAGGACCGTCAACACTTGAGTCCCAACTGGTGTAATCAGTTTCCGTGAAAGACTCAGTGGTGCGCATATGCTTACCAACCCAGGAAGACAGATCGTCGGTGGAGCGCCTGAGGTGCAGATAAATGTGGTCAGGGCACTCAGCAAGCACAACTTGTTCAAGGGCCGCAGCGAACGAGTTGTCACGGAAAGTCTTCCATGCTGGGAAAACGGTGACAGCTTGACCAGGCTTGGCCTCGGGGGAGAACCACTTCTCGGATTTCCGGATGACCTGGGACTTCATGAACACTGAAGTGAAGTTAGCAGGGGCATCAGGCACCTCCTTCAGCAAAGAGCGCTTTATGTCCGACAATGTGCGTTTAGATGCCCAAGAGGAGAGAGCATTCTCAGCATTTTGCTCAAAGAGGGCACCAAAGTCCCGGCGCTGCGAAAAGGCGGGGAAGACACGGAGGAAACCACGCTTCAGCTGAACGAAGTTAGTGCGCTTGCGGGCAGCAGGAGATTTGATGTCGGCGTAGTTCATTTCCGGTGTGGCGAGTTTCAAACGCTTGTCGTATGAAAGGTGCTCGGTGACCTGATCCCCACGTGAGTGGTGCATAGCACCAGGGTGACGGGCCTCAGGGAACTGAACACTGAGGGCACCGTGGTAACCGCGTTCACGATCCAAGCGCTCAGGGGCTTGAGGCTGGGAAAA